AACATCCAATATGCACAATACCAAGAGAATATGTAAAGTCTATAACAAGAAGCCTAAATGAAACAGACAAAATGGAGCTGACAATTCCTAAAATTGTTCAAGATGCCAATATGAATAGCATAGTTAATCCACTTTGGGAAGAGATGAAGGATGAGAGGTTAATATGCTTAAATGGAAAAGATTATTTTGTAATAAAAACCAATACATTTAACTCTAAAGAAACTGTAAAAAATATTACAGCATACTCAAGAGAATATAAACTAGGGAAAATGGATATGGTATTTGAAGATATAGTTTTTATGCTTGTGGGAGAAGAAGTGGAGAATGAGATATATTCTTTAGATAATATCTTAAAGGAAGAAACAGGTTGGTCTTTTGGACATATTGATGATACAGTTAGGTTTTCAACTGATAGTGAAGGTAACAAAGTTGAAAAAGTAAGGTTGCAAACAAGTGTTAATAAAAGATGGCTTGATTATATTCTTAACGATATAAGTGAAAACTATAACTGTGTAGCAACATTTGATACAGATAAAAAGCAAATTAATTTATATGATGAAAAAACTGTTGGAGAAAATATACAACTATATTTATCAAATGACAATTACATTAAAAGTTTGTCTAGAACAAATAGTAGTGAAGACATAGTTACTAGACTTACTCTTATAGGTGGAGATGAGATGGATATAATTGGAGCAACTGTAACAGGATATCCTTACATAGAAGACTATTCATACTTCATGGACAACGGTGAAATGAGTGATGATTTAGTTTCACATTTAACCAAATATTATGAAATGGTTGAAATAAGAACTCCTATATGGGAAGAGTTAGTAAATTTAAAGCAAGAAAAATCAGATTTACTAAGAAGAAAAAAATCTGAATTATTTGTTATATATGAAGAGATAAGAGCACTAAAATCAATAAAAGAGGTTTATAGTGCTAAAAATGATGTGGAGAATGAAGCTCTTATAATAACTCAAATATCTGAAAAGGTTGAAGTACAAACTGTTCTTGAAATAGAGATAAAAAATCTAGAAGAGGATGTTGAAAACTTAAGTTCCAGTATATTAGAAATAAATCTACTATGCAAAAGAGAAACCGCAACAGATGAAGAAGGAAATCTTATTTTTAATGAGGACACACTAGAGGAACTAAAAGAATTTATATACAGCGAAACTTATTCAAACGACTCATTCTTGGAAGTTAAGGACTTGCTAGATGCAGGAAGAAGAGAATTATCTTTAACTTGCTATCCTACGGTAGAGTACAGTATAGATGTGAAAAACTTTATGAGTAGAATACTAGATAATGAGTTTAGATTACACTGGAATGGGGAACTTGGATTAGGGGATGTAATTGTGCTATATGATGAAGATATTGATAAAGAGGTTTTCTTATTTGTTACAGAATACACTCAAAACCCAAGTGCGAAAGATAATAATGAAGGGTTAACGATAACTTTATCTAATAAAAAGTACAAAGATAAGAATATAAGAACAATAGCTGACAAAATTAAAGAAGGAAGTTTGGCTATGAGTTCTTTAAAGAGAAAATTATATTTATTAAATGAACAAAAGTATAACAGAATAAATATGAAGAATTATGAAAAAGAATATGTTTAGGGGGTAGTCATGGCAATTCAAGATAATAGTCCAACATTTAGTTATGTTAAACTAGACGGTATTTCAGTCACTTGGAACAATGAAATATACACTGTTAAGGATTTTGCCACAAATAAGAAGTACATTTATTGGAGTGCAGATATTCCTAATCAGTTAAATGCATCTAATACAATGCCTAACCGTTCTACTACACAATACCTTGTATTAATAAATGACAATGGTATATCTATGTTAGCTCCACTAACTGATGATAATTTCTCTATTTCATTTGATGGAAATGGTGAAAAAGCCATTAAAGAAAAAATCTTTGGATTATATGCTAAGAATGAAGAATTTGGAGATAAGTTTGTTGCAATAGAGCAGGATATAGAGAATATAAGGCAAATTGTAGGAGAATCAGGTGGAGATTTATCTGTGGTTTGGGATAAAATTTCAAAGCTTGAGCAAAAATCTGATGAGATAACTATTTCTGTCCAAGAGAATAAAAAGGAATATAACAATGATAAAGAAGCTAGTGGACTAAGAGAAGACCTGAATAGTAGTATTATAAAAATTAACTCTACACTAGGTATATTTAAAAGTGAGATAACAGACTACTTTAAGGACAATGAACTATCTCAAGAAGAAAAACTAAAAATTAATGAACAGATAGAAATTCTAGATAATGAAAAAAATAACTTTGATACTAATATAGACAAGGTTATTTTATTAGCAGAAGCAAATGGACAAGCACAAGATTCAATAGTTTTAAATAGTGCTAAAAGCTCACTTAATAATATACATCAAAACTTAAAGAGTAATATAGAAAATGCAATAATAGATAATATAATAACTCCAACAGAGCTTACTATTATCATAGACTCATTTGCTAAATATAGTTTGAAGGTAAATGAAGTTAAAACTGCATGTGATGATATTATTATTTTAGGACTTGGCGGTGCTATAACAGAAGAACTAGCAAGAATAGATGTAAAGTCAGATGAAATTAAATTATCTGTATCTAATGTAGAGTCTAACTTTAAAGGTGAGATGAGCCTACAAAAGATTGAATTTGAAAAGCAATTAAATGATGTATCTAATAATTTAAGTGATTTTGAAAAAGCTGTTAATACAGTATTTAAGGATGGGATTATAGATCATGCAGAAAAGCAAATATTAGATGAAAAACTTGCTAATATAGATAAAGAAAAGTCTGATGTTGATGCTAGATACTTATCTATATACAATGAAGCTTATTTATCAGACTCTCTAAAAGAGGATATATTAAATAAGTATAATGATTTCAATTTAAAATATGATAATTTAAAAGATAAAATAAATGAAGTTATATCTGATGATGCTGTAAATGATGCTGAGAAGTTAGAGGTTAGTGAACTGTTTAAAGAGTATTCAAATGCAGTAAACTCATTTGCCACAGCAATTAATAAGGCAATAGAAGATATATCTGTTAACAAATCTAAGGCAGAACTAGAGAAAGCAAAGAATGAGTTAAAGTCAGAGATAAAAGATATAGAGGATTCCATTGAAGGAATAGATAAAGTTTTAGATGGAACATTTGAAGATAATATATTAGATGAAGTTGAAAGAAAAGATATTGAACAAAGCTTAGAATCTCTAGATAGAGAGAAGATAGATATTGATAATATATATTCTAATTTATACAATAATGAATTTTTACCTAGTGAAAATAAGGTATCTTTAAAAGAGTCTTATGATAACTTTGTATCTGCTTTTAATGAAGTTTACAGGGTTTCAAGTAATATATTACAAAAAGAAACTTTAATAGATGATACAGATAGATTAAATCTTTCAAATGCAATAGCAAGTTATAAAGAGGAGTTAAATCTATTTTTTGAACAAGCTAATGCATCAAGTGAAGCTATGGAAAACAAAAAATCTGAATCTTTAAAATCTGAAATAAAAAAAGACATAGATGATGTTAGTTCTAAGTTAGATGATGTTATAGAAAACATAGAGGATATTGTAGCAGATGGTATCCTTGATGAAACTGAGATAAAAATAATAGAGGAAATTCTTAATGACTTAAATAAAGAAAAATCTGATGTTGATGCTAGATACTCAGTTGTATATGAGAATGACAAATTAGAAGGTCAGGCTAAGGATGATTTATTAAATTCAAAAACTAACTTTGACAATAAGATTGATGCACTGATATTAATTATATCCAATATGATAGAAGACGGTAGCATTGATGAAGAAGAAAGAAATGCTTTTAATATAGCTAGAGAAGAATTTAATGCAAGTTCTTCTGAATTAAATGGTGCTTTTGAAGTAGCCATTGATTTTATAACTGAAAATACAGTTAAAGAAGTACAGGATGCATTAGGTAAAGAAATATCTGATTTATCTGATGCTGTATTA